AGCGGTCAATACCCATGATAGTGTTGCGGACAACAGGTGGGATAATGAAGCTACGTCCGTCCATAGGAACGTCAGCGTCGTCTAGCTTCTGGATAATACCACGGAACCCTGCGTCAGTAAATACGTCAGCAGAAACAACAGTGTCAGCCGTGTAAGTAGACAGGCCGTTAGAAGCGTCTACGAAGAAAGTACCGCCGTTGTTCAGGTAGGTGGAAGATGTAGAACCCGCGCTACCCAGGCCAGTAGCCAGAGAGTGCAGGTCGGTGTCAACTTGCTTAGCCAGCGCATAGCCAGCATCTTCAGTATAGAACTGACGCAAAGAAGACAGGGCTTGTACATCCGTAATATCCTCAATCAAGCGTGAGTATTCAAAGTGCTTGTTGATGGATACTTGCACTTCGCTTTCAGTAGCGTTCTGCACAGTTACAGCAGTGTTCTCTGCTTTAGCGTGTGCATCGCCACGTACAGGCTTAGGTACATGGATAGTATCACCTTTCTTGCCAGCCATTGACATCTTCTTTACAAGATTGGCTAAAACAAGGTTCTTTTGGTATGAAGCGATGATCTCATCACTCCAAATTTCTGGGATAAAGGTTGCTGCACTAGTATTGTCAACAAACCCCCCAGTCGCGGGATATGTAGAATCAGTCATTTAATATCTCCTAAGATATATCATTTGACCCTCTTTTCAGCATACGCTCTCATTATTTCGTCTTGTAGAGCAGCATACCTATGAGGATCTTCTTTCATAAGTTTAATAATGTCTGCGCGTCTGTAAATCTTCTTAGGGCTTGACTCAGAGCTACCACTGGCATTGCCTGTACTAGCTGTTCGTACTGCTTGCTTGCGACTTTGCTTTTCAGCGTTTGCAGCCTGACCAATCATCTGTTGACGTTCTTTCCAAAGATTGAAAAGCTCATCAGCAGCTTCGTAGTCGTACTGCTTGTCTGCCGCTACAAACAGCTTCGTCCTGACCTTAGATGCTTGAATCCACTCTGCAAATTTTGTATCCTGTAGGATACTTTCCATGTCAGGGTGATTAGTCTTCAGTGCAGATAATGCAGTTTGCATCTTGTACTGTTGACTTACTGATTCAGCTTCCTTAATCTTAGGATGATTCTGGATAGCCTGTGCTACTGCCTTTTCAGGGTCAGTAAAGAAGTCTACTTCTTCGACTTTTTCTTCTTCTTGTTGCGGTGCCGGGGTGAGTTGTGCTTGGATGTAATTATCAACAACCTTACGCAGTTCACCTACCTCAGAACTTTGACGCCCCAATAGCTTCTCAGCTTCTTGGTGCATCTGTACAAGTTCCTGTGCAGACTTACCTTGGTATTTATCAGGAATCTCAGGTTCGCTAGGAGTTACCTGTTCTTCCACTTCCGGTTGTTCTTGTTGTTGTTCAGCAAATACGTCTTCCGTAGACGCCTGCTCATCCTCACGCTCAATTATTTTAGCCATTATTAAACTCCGTACCTTAGTATTATGGAGAGATTAAAAAAAGGGTTCTAGCTACGAACTTTGCTTTTTCTCGTATTGGATGTGGCTCGCCCTAGCCTTAGCCCAACGCCTAGTGGCGTCAGGAAAGTCTCCACTGATGGGATCAAGTTTAGACTTGATAGGGGAGATAATCCTTTTAGCACTGTAACCGCACTTTTCGCACCTAACTGTGCGTTTATCTTCAGGTACTAGCGCCTCAAATATATGCCCGTCAAGACACTTGAAGTCGTACAATTTGAACATTAGGCTTCTAGCTCTAGTTCTTCTTGTGGTTCTTCTTTAGCTTCTTTTTCAGCATTGTTAATTTGAGTTTCTAGGTTAAACAGAGTAGCAAGTATTGCAAGTTGTCCTTTACGGAAGTGCAAGTTCTCATTATCTGTTGTTTGTTCAACTGAGTTTATCTGCGCTACATTTTGGTTCAAATCAGTAAGAAGTTGTTTCCAACCTTCTGAACGAAACATCTCAAAGTAGTTAGCAAAGTAAACTTCAAGTTCTTTAGTCATCTTATGTATTCCCTTAATTAGTTAAGATACACTTTAGATTATATCATACTTTTAACAAAAAGTAAAGGATTATTTTTACTTTTTTCTACCAGCGGGTTTACGCATTGGTTTTTTCTTCATGGTTTTATTTTTCTTTTTCATACCGCCAGTTTTTCCATAGCTCATTCCATAACCGGGCATATCAGTCTTCCTCTCTTTTTGGTGGGTCTCTAAGTAACAGCTTAGTACCTACATCAGATACAGGCACTACTCTGGGTTCACAATACGCATCAAAGTGTCTGGTCTTAGGCATTACAATAGCGTTCTGACCGACATCCTGATGCACTAAGGCTGTCTTGTATTCAAGGCAAGAAGTCAACTCACGGAATGCTATCTCCAGTGTTGGTACATTCTTCTCAAGAATAACCAGCATAAAAATTAACATGGTCATGCTTTAAGGTCTACCGTATATTTGTCTTGGTTAAACACTTTTAAGATAGTGACCATTAGCTGCCCATTTCTATACTCATAGTAGAACTGTTCAAGATAAGTTATAGCCTGTACAGCGCCTTTGACTGCAAATGTTTTTTGTTTTATAGAGTAAGACTCTTTAACTTTGTCAGTTACTATAAACTCATGTGCATTGACACTGTTAGGGAAAGGAGGTATAGCTTCCACTATATCCTTCTCTTTTTCTTGACAGCCTGTGTTTTAATAGCTGTGGGCTTTCTCAAGTCCCAAGTTAAAATTACTAGCTTGGTGTCCCATGCTGTGCCAAGGATTCTTGGGCCTTGGTTGCGCACATACACTTCCGCACCGTATCCGCACTGCCCCTTGTTGAACAACAGCCAGTTCTTTGCAACTCTGTGTCGTTTTGCTGGGGGTTGCACATACCGCAACATTCTGTACTCACGCATGTCGCAGAACAAGTTTGGGTTTTCTGGGTCATAGTTTACTTGGCTAGGAGAGCTTGTACGAGGGCTTGTATCTGCTCGTTGGTCTTCTCCTGAATCTTCTCTTGACGAGCCAGAGAGTTGACTATTGCTTCCACCTTCTGCTCCGTCACTGCCTGTGCCTGTCCATTCTCCTGAGCCTTTTTTGCGGCTTGCTCCGCTATGGCAGCAATGCGCTCTCTGTCCTCTGATGCGTGGGCTGTGTTAGCCTGTAGGACGCCCCAAGCTACAGCTAGGCTAACAGCGGCTGCTGCGATTGGTAGCGCCCACTGTGGCACCTTGATTGCGTTATCAGTCATTGTTTTTCCTTGTTATACTGCCCGTAACTTGCCGGACTTTCTGTTTACTATCTTTGTGCTAGTTTCTATGACAAAAGCAGAATGCTGTTTAATCATCTCCAGAATCTCTAGCTGTACATCAGGGTCTTGTGCTTCAATGAGGGAACCTCCTAAATAGGAGATTGTCTCTGAGTTGAGCCGCAAAGCACTTGTTTCAGGGTCATCAAATACAGGTATAAACTCAGATTCCATCATGTTTTTAGTCCTTTCTACCATTTTACTTTGTCAGCCCAGTATGCAGCGGACATTTTACCTTTAGCAATGTTTCTGCCGTGTCTAGCTTTGAAAGACTTTCGTCTTGCTTTTTGTTTAGCTGACTCTCCTTCTTTAGGCTTACCAGCAGTCTTTACGCCTTGTTGACCAAAACGTATAGTTTTTACTTTATCACCTTCTTTAGCAACGACTACATGACTTTTAGTTGGGTGATTAGGTGTACGTTTAGGTTTGTTGTACCCTGATACTCCTGCTCTCTCCAGCCGTGAGTCTTTTTTCTTGTCGGTCATCAAGCAGCCTCTTGTTTAGTCTTGCGCGTCTGCGCTGGCTTTTTCGCTTCATTCTTAGATTCTAGTTCCTTAATCTTGTTTTCAAGTTCTTCAAACTTGGCGTTGATTTGGTTTATAGCGTCTTGAAATTGTACTGAAGTGATTACCATGTTACTGTCCTTGCCGTTGCTGCTGTCCAATCTTGAGGTCAATCTCTTTCTCTTTCAGCATGGTTTGTGCCATCTTCAGCCTACGTTCAAACTCCTTATCGTCTTGGTCGCCTGCCTGTAGGTTGGTTGTGATGGCCTTGATCCTGTCAATCTCTAGCTCCTGGGGTGCCAACTGAGTTTCTACAGCCATCTTCTGCGCTCTGGCTTGTGACTCAGTGGCTTGTCCATTCAACGCTGCTGTCTGAGACTGCTGGAAGGCAAGTTGTGCCTGTTGTGCAGCCTGAGCTAGCTGTTGTTGCTCTGGAGTAGGTTGTGATTGCTGTGCTGCTTCCTGTAGTCTAGCAGTCAGTTCCTCACGGTTTGACAGGTTCATGTTGTCAATAATGGACTCTATAAGTGTGTTGTACAGAGGTGAGTCCTGTGACATTGTTTGTAGTAGCTGTACAAGCTGTGTTACTTCGTACTCACGAGCAATGATGCCTAGTGTGGAAGTAGCGTTGAACTTGTAGTCAGCAACAGGGTAGTTTTCAGGGTCAAACTGCATGTAACGACACGCAGCTTTCTTAACAAATGGTATTAAGAAACAGTCTTGGAAGTTTATTAGTGTGCGTTTGTGACGCTTAATAATAGCACCAAGAGACATACTGATGCCAGCAGCTGTAGCCTCTCCATTGATGCTTCCGGGGATGCCAGCAGAGTCAATCGCTCCTGTAGACATCTGTACCATTCTTTGTAACGCATTGGCTTGCTCAAATGTAATCTGACTAACTTGACCAAAGTTAAAGGGTTGTAGGACTTGCCGTGGGTCACCGTTGGTTAAGACAATCTTGCCGGGGCGTACTTCTGGCCTAGACCCTCTAGGAAGCCGTGTAGCGTCCATAGCAAGCATTGGGTGTACAGTAAGGGATAGGGCATCAATACGTGCGCGAAGCTCTGTATCAAGCGCCTTTTGGCTGTTATAGCCTTTCTCACAAACACCACGACCCCAGAACCGTCCCGGCACAACATCCCAAGGGAATGCAACGATAGGGCGGTCACCCATCATGTAGGGGTTTTCTTCAGCCTTCAGGAGTATACCACCGTTGGCAATGACAATGATTGCTTCCACGTAGAAACTTTCAGTTGTCTCGTCATCGTCCTCTACAAGTGTTTCTATCTCAGCTATGTCCTCATCGTCAGCCATCATAAGTTCTTTTTCAGACTTAGTAAGCAGATGTCGAGGTACTTTACCGTAGTATTTTGTTAGACGTACTTTATCGTCATCAAAGCTGGATAGCTCTTGGTCAGGCTCTAGCTCGTAGTCTCTTGGAGCGTTACCGACGTACACATCAGCGTACACTCCAGACTCCTGTAGTTCCTCAACAAGGTGCCTAGACACAAACTCATCTACAGC